ATCGAGAACCAGTTCTTCTCTTTCATCTGCCGCCACTGCGAGCGCCAGCTCGGGGCCGACTACATCATGCTCAATAATTACGACCTCGAGCGCTACGAGAACCTGTGCATCACCTGCGCTCAGGAAATGCGGGCTCTTGTCCACGAGGACATGAAGGCGATCCGCGAGGCCGTCGCGCAGATCAATTCCTGATCGCGAAGAAGGAGGCCCCCGCTTCGGCGGGGGTTCCTTTTTTTGTGGACGCGCCCGGAGTCGAACCGGGGTCTCGCTGCGTTCCTCGTGGAGGCCTTCGCAGCGATCTAAACCCGTCGCGCCCTGGTCCATCGTATCGGGTCAAGATCACCCTTATTTTTTTTCTCCGAGTTGTTGTGTTTTGCTCTGGGTTATGCTATCTTTTTGTTAACGCAAACGAAAGGCAGCACAAATGTCCACCATCAACTTCAGCACTCTCGCAGGCACCGACCAGCAGAAGCTCGAGACCCTGCACATGCTTCGCGCTAACGCCAGCCGCAAGATCGACCGCCTGGAGCAGGCCGGCAGCATCTTCAACCTGCAGAAGGCCATCGATGCTCACGAAGCCATCTGCTACGAAATCAACAAGTACAGCAACTAACCGCAACCACGAAAGGAAGCAATCATGATCACGAAAACCGAAACCCAGATCCCGACCCACATCATCCACGCGTCCGGCCGCACCGAGATGGAACACACGATTCCCGGTTCCCCCGATCCTCGCCCTGCTCGCAGCTACACAATCATCGAATGCCACATCTACCCAGGTGTTCTCGTCAGCTACGATCCCTACGAATGCCCCAGCTGCCACCAGGCGCTGTAGGCCAAACCAAGGAGGCCCCGCTTCGGCGGGGCTTTCCTTTTCCTCGCAGAGAGAAACCCCGCCGGTAGGAAGGGGTGGCTATCCAGCGGGGCGAGCCGTCTTAGCGCTTTTCAGCAACTTTGATGACGCGGCTCTCTTTCGCTGGCTCTGCATCGAGCTCAACGACTGCGCGGGCCATCGCGTCTGCCAGTTCCTTGATGGGACCTGACTCGGGATTGCCTGCGACCTTTAATATCGCTCTTTTGATTTCTGCCTGGGTCGCCATTAGTAGCCTTTCTCCATCAGCTCGAGGCGCTTTTTCTTCAGCGCGATGAGCGCCAAGCCTTGGTCTGCTGTGTCTTCGGTTCCTTCGTCGGGGCCGAGGTCGCTGATCACTCGGTGCAGCAGGTTGCTCTCGTCGTCGGTCAGTTTCTCGTTCGACTCAATCTTGAGGAGTGCGTCTGCCAGGGCGTCTTCGGCCACATCCATCCGCTGTGCTAGTTTCGCCAGCCCGCGTACCGAGGTCGTGCCTGCGGTCGATGGGTAGGCGGGGTATGCCACGAGGCTTACTTCGTGCAAGCGCACTGATTTGAGTGTGCGCTCGGATCCGTCTGCGTTCCATTCGTCGCCGCCCTTTGGCACGGTGAAACCGAAGCTCATGCTGTCAATGTCGCCGCGGCGTAGGAGCTCGGCTGCGTCACGCCCTGTGGTCGTGTTTGGCAGCTGCGCTGTGACCCGCAGGCCTTTGCCGTCTTCCTCGACGGTCAGGGTGTTCGCCCTGGTCGAACCAAGGATCTGGCCGGTATCGTGATTCCACAACATTTTGATGTCATTGCGGCTGCGGATGCTTCGGTTGAATGCTCCGGGTGCGATCCGTTCGATGAAGGGTAGCGGTTCGCTGGGACTGTTCCAGACTGCCGCGTACCCTGTGAAGGTCATTCCGGTTTCTGTTTCGCGCACTTCCAAGTCGGTCGTGGTCGTGCGTGTTTCGAGCTTGCTCACCGCTTCTCCTTTGGCCCTGCCTTCGTTTTGTTCTTCTAGTCTAGCAACGACCCCTTCAGCGTATTCCAGAGCGCGTTGCGCACCACGCATCGTCGGGCCTGATCCCCACAGCAAATGTGCCACCACTCCGGGGCTCGGGTAGTCTTCGTTGTCTGGGTTCGCTGCGGGTGCTTCCAGATCTACGAGGTGTCTCGCTATCCATGCTCGTATGCGAACCCATTTGTCGGCGGTGACTGAACCGTTTGCCATGGCTCTTGCTTCCCGGATTGTCCGGTCTACAACGCCGTCACCTGATAGGCCTTCCCTGTGGAGCTCGAGCCCGCGTCGTGCTGCGGCTCGCATGTAGGCGGGGGGCTCTAGGTTGACTTGCCGGTTTTCGTCGCCGGGCTCCCAGGCGTTGCAGTAGAACGCTCCGTCAACGAAGTCGTCCCATCTTTCGCACCACGCTTTTGTGCCGTCTTCGGATACGCGTTCCTCGTTGTAGAACATGCAGTTCCCGCAGGCGCGTCCTTCGGGGACGTCCTCTGCAAGCGCTGGCCGGTAGTTCTCCGGTAGCTCTCGCTTTTCTGTTTGTTCCTCGGTGTCGCGTTCCCCTTCGTAGGTTGACCCTTCGGCCTGTGCGATCGCAAGCGCTTGGTCGATGGCTTCCTGTTTCGTGTCGTGGCAGCCCATCAGGTCACCGTCTTCCTTGACGGTTGCCCACCCGTTGCATGCCGGGTGTTCCTCGGAAATGAAATATGGGGCCATCGGTTAGTCTCGCTTTTGGATACTGAAGACCCCCAGCACCAGGCCGTCGGGATCACTGATTGCCCACACTTCGTCCAGCGGGCGGATCGTGAAGTTCACTGTTTCGCCTGGGTCGATGTGGATTGAGTTCGCTGTCCCCACGGCTGTGCTTCCCCCGAAGAAGATGTACTCGTTTGAGGACTTGGTCATGTTATGGAAAATAACATCCTGTGGCATGTTGTCTTGCGGCACCACCAACGTCGGGGTCGTGTCGCTCAGTGTGAATTGTGCGTTTGTGATTGGCATTACTGCACCTGGTAGACGCTCTCTGGGTCTTCGGGATCTATCTGGCTGATCGGTTGCAGCTGTGATGACGGCAATCCTGTGTGGCCCATGGCTGGCAGGTTGAGCGCTTGCAGGACATCGGCTGGGTCGTATCCGCTGTACACCAGCGCCTGTGCCATGCGGACGCGTTCGGCCTGCGCTTTGACGTGGCTGTCCTCGATGTTGACATTTGCCAACGGTACGCGGGGGGCGTCAGCTGCGGGGTCCGTGTTTGGTCGCAGGTCTTCGAGCGCTCGGACTTCGTTGATGCTCATCGCGCCGGCCTGGATCATGGTTGAGTAGGCTGCGGTGCGGCTTTGAATATCGGCTCGCAATAATCCGTCCATGTTGAAGCGGAGGAAAGCTTCGGCTCCCCCGGGGGTAGTTGCCATCAGCGTGCTCATCGCGCTTTCGATTTTGGCGGCCGTGGGACGGAGGCAGTGTGTGACCCACGCTAAATTTGTTTGCTCAACGGACGCGTAGCTCATTCCGATTTCGAGGCCGAGAAGGTGCGGTGGGATTTTGAACGCTCTGGCCACATCGCCGATGCTCTGATTGCGGCTCTCGACCAGGGTTGCTTTCTCCGGGTCGATTTGTGTGGGTTTGAATTGTGCGCCGCCGGTGAGCACTCCGGTGCGGTGCGCCTTCCTCCACCCTTTGTGGCTCGAGTCGAATGATGTTTGCAAACCCTTGGCCTGTTCCTCCGTGAGGTTCCCGGGAAACTCGATCACCCCGTTCAGGCTGGTCCCGTTGCCGAAGAACATGCTGGCGTATCTGGTCAGCGCGAGCGCTAATCCGAAGTCTTGTTTGAGGGCGTCGACTCGGCTGATGCCGCGGCTGCTCCCCGGTTTCATCACGTCGGGGATGAAGAGGATTTCCTCGGTGGTCAGGGGTCGTGCTTCCCCTTCGACGTTGAACGTTAGGCGTCCGGCTGCCCCTTTGTTGACGATGACGGTCATCGGGTTGAGCACCATCAGATTGACGATTTGGTTTTGGCGTCCTCGGAAGATCCTGATGAAGGCGTTCCCGTCGAGAAGCATGCTCATGATGATTTGGTTGTAGAAGGCTTCCCTGGGTAGGTCGATGGACGGGTTTGTCACCCAGTCTGGTCGTGGCCGGAACGGGAAGCGTGCTCCGTCGCGTCGAATGAAAACGTCGAGGGGCAGGGTGCTGATGGTGTCTGCGATGAGCGAGGTCGCCGAAAATATGGCGTTGATTTTGAAGACCGTATCCTGGGTGATGTTGGTCCCGGCGTCTGTGCCGAAGGCGATGTCGTCCCCAGATTCGAAGATGGTCTGGTAGCTGATTCCTCGTTGTTCGAGCAGGCGGTTTATGATCACGTTATCGTCCTA